CTATTGCCGAGATGGATGTCGGAGATGTAAACCCCGAAGCACCTGTCGGCACAACCCTCGCCCTCCTTGAGAGGTCCATGAAGGTTATGTCCGCCGTTCAGGCGCGTGTACACGACTCCCTTAGCCGTGAGTTCCAGCTAATCGCCGACGTAATCAAGGATTACATGGGGCCGGAGTACGAATATGCTGCATTCGACGCGGCGGGAACGCAGTACAGCAGAACCGAAGATTTCGACGACCGGGTTGATATTATCCCGGTTTCTGATCCGAATGCCGCCACAATGGCGCAGAAGGTCATGCAGTATCAGGCTGCAATGCAGCTTGCTCAGAATGCGCCTCCGGGCATGTATAACATGGAGCTTCTGCATCGTCAGATGCTTCAGGCTCTGAACGTGCAGAATGTCGACCTGATCATTCAGGGTCAGGCACAGGCAGTTTCGATGGACCCCGTGACGGAAAACCAGATGGTTATGTCTGGCAAGCCTGTTACTGTGTTCCAGCAGCAGGACCATGACGCGCACATCAAGGTTCACACCGCGTTCATGCAGGATCCAATTTACCAGCAGTTTGTTTCTCAAAGCCCGAATGCACAGGCATTTGTTGGGGCGATGCAGCAGCACCTTGCTGAGCACTTTGCATATTCCTACCGTCGTCAGCTTGAACTCAAGTTGGGCGTGAGCCTGCCGCAGATGGGCGAGCAGCTTCCGCCCGACATCGAAAATGATGTCGCCAAGCTTGCGTCTGTTGCGGCTGATCGTTTGTTGCAGCAGCACAATCAGGAGCAGGCAGCGGCCAAGCAGCAGCAGGAGGCCAATGATCCGCTCACAATCATGCAGCGTGAGGAACTTCGTATCAAGGAAGAGGCAGTCAAGGTCAAGAAGGCCGAGGCGATTGCAGACGCCAAATACAAAGAGGACAAGATCGCGCTTGAGGCGGCTAAGGTGGTCGGTCAGGCTGTCGAACCTCTTCGGAGGGTCTTCCCGTGACGGAACTTGATGTCATCAAGCAGAAGATTCGTATTAAAATGAATGAGTTAGCGGACGATCTTGCGTTAGGGTCCGCTAAGGATTTCCCTGAATACCGCTACCTGACCGGCGTAATTTCTGGTCTTGCACTCGTCGAACGAGACATTCTTGACCTTCAGCAGATTCAGCGTGACGCTGAGTAATTTCGGCTTGTGAATTTGTTGTAGTATCATTCAGTTACATCCTCCGGGATGCAACCACGCCGAAAGGCGCAACACACAGGAATGTGCATGTATTCTGAAAGCAAGCTCTCGAAAGAGATTCTTGGCAATCTGCCTGCGCCGAAGGGCTACAGGATTCTGATTGCAGTGCCGGAGGTCGAGGAAAAGACCAAGGGCGGTATCATCCGACCGGATGTTATCAAAGCAAGGGAGGAGACGGCCAGTATTGTTGGCCAAGTCCTCGAAATGGGTCCGGATTGTTATTCCGACCCCGACCGCTTCCCTGCGGGCCCCTATTGCCAAGAAGGGGATTGGGTGATGTTCCGGGCTTACTCCGGCACCCGATTCAAGGTTGGTGGCAAGGAGTTCCGCTTGATTAACGACGATGTTGTTGAGGCAACGCTGTCGAATCCAGAGGGGATTGAGCGGGCATGAGCGAGGACACAGAGATTGAAGTAGGCGGCGAAGTCGAAGCCGTCCAGTCTGTCGAACCGGACAAGAGTGCCGGTAGGGAGACAGATCTTCAGGTGGAGGTGGTCGACGACACCCCGCCTGAAGATAAGAACAGGCCCCGCCGTTCTGGCGAACCCGACATCCCCGATGATGACGAGGTTGCCCAGTACAGCGACAAGGTCAAGAAGCGCATTAGCAAGATCAAGTACGAGTTCCACGAGGAACGCCGTGCGAAGGAAGAGCTAGAGCGCCAGCAGCAGGCTCTGATCGACTACGTAAAGCGTAGGGACGTAGAGAATGCTCAGTTAAAGAAGGCTCTCCAGTCCGGTCAGTCATTGATTGCCGACCAGATGGAGACCCGGGTTCAGTCCGAGCTTGAGGTCGCACAGCGAATGCTCAAGGAAGGTGTTGAGCTTGGGGACGTTGACAAGCAGGTCGAGGCACACAAGAGAATTGCCCGACTGACTGTCGAGGCGGACAAGGTTAAAAGCTTCCGCCCCGTGCAGATCGAAGAGCAGGAGTATGAGCAGCCGCGTTATGAGCCTCAGACCCCCGCTCCGCAGCCCGACCAGAAGACAATTGCTTGGGCGCGAAAGAATACGTGGTTTGGACGTGACCGGGAGATGACTGATTATGCCCGGCACATTCACGACCGCCTAGTTGTTTTTGATCGCGTTGATCCCAAGACCGATGAGTATTGGGATAAGCTCGATAAGGAGATCCGGAAACGGTATCCGCATATGGCTGCTGATGAGGACGAAGTCGATAGCAGGGCACCTCAACAGAAGCAGAGCGTCGTGGTCGCTCCAGTAAAAAGAAACGTAACACCACCACGCAAAGTCCAGCTATCAGCGTCCGAGGTCGCAATCGCTAAGCGCCTCGGGCTTACTATCGAGCAGTACGCTGCCGAGAAGATGAGGTCCATGAATGGATAAGCGCACCCCTCGCGAAAGCGAAACCCGCGAAGCTACTTCGCGCAAGAAGTCTTGGGCCCCGCCCACAGTGCTACCCGAACCAGAGAAGCGTGATGGCTGGCGTTACCGCTGGATCCGCACGTCCACACTGAACAACCAAGACAACACGAATGTGTCGTCGAAGTTCCGTCAGGGTTGGGAGCCTGTCAAGGCAGAGGATCATCCTGAGATTACTGTTCTTAGAGATCGCAAGTCGGACTTTAAGGACAACATTGAAGTTGGGGGGCTTTTGCTTTGCAAGGCCCCGGAGGAAGCAATGTCCGAGCGAGACGCATACTACCGCGAATCTGCTCAGAACCAGATGCGTTCCGTCGAAAACAACTTCATGCGTGAAAACGATCCGCGTATGCCTCTGATGAAACCGGAGATCACTACGCGGGTAACTTTTGGCAAGGGGCGGGGATAACCTCCGCCTCAAATGAGGTAAAATAACATGGCTTCTACAGCAGCCCCGTATGGCCTGCGCCCTGTTAATCTTATCGGCGGTCAGCCCTATGCTGGTTCGACCCGTCTGATCAAGATCAACAATGCGTATGCGGCCAACATCTTCTACGGTCAGCCTGTGTCCATCAACTCCTCGGGCGTTGTCGTCGCTGATACCGGCACATCTAATGTGGCGGCTACCGGCGTTGTCGGCGTTTTCGTGGGTTGCACGTACACAGACCCGAATTTGAAGTACAAGATCTTCAAGCAGTACTGGCCCACAGGCACAGTCGCCACCGACGCATACGCCTACGTTGTTGACGACCCCGATGTGGTCATGCAGGTTCAGGCGGATGACGCCGTGACTCAGGCTGCTCTTGGTGCCAACATTGGCCTTAGCACCTTCGCGGGTGATACAGCCACTGGCAACTCCGAGACATCTGCCGACGTTGCGTCGATCAACACGACCGCGACTCTGCCGCTGCGTATCGTCGGTTTCGTTGACGGCCCCGAGTCGGCTGTCGGCGATGCCTTCACCGACATCCTCGTGAAGTGGAACATGCCCGCCGCTGTGTCTAACGACGCAAACGTGGCGGTAACCATGACCTATGGTCATGCGTACATGAACCCGACTGGCGTGTAATAGGAGAATTAGACAATGGCTATTTCACGCGCACAACTCTTAAAGGAACTGCTCCCGGGCCTCAACGCCCTCTTCGGCCTCGAATACAAGAAGTACGAGAACGAAGATCAGGCGATCTACGAGACCGAGACCTCGGAGCGTTCGTTCGAAGAAGAACTGAAGCTGTCTGGCTTCGGCACAGCCCCGGTCAAGGCCGAAGGTTCTGCCATCAGCTACGACAACGCTCAGGAAGTCTGGACGGCTCGTTACAACCACGAGACAATCGCTATGGGTTTCGCCCTCACCGAAGAGGCGATGGAAGACAACCTGTACGATTCGCTGTCCTCGCGTTACACCAAGGCCCTCGCTCGCTCGATGGCCTACACGAAGCAGGTTAAGGCGGCTTATCCGCTGAACAACGGCTTCTCTGGTGGCGCGTTCACTTCCGGCGACGGCGTCACGCTGTTCAACACCGCTCACCCGCTGGTGTCCGGTGGCACGAACAGCAACACGCAGTCGACACCTGCCGATCTGAACGAGACCTCGCTTGAGGCCGCCGTTATTCAGATTGCCGGTTGGAAGGACGAGCGTGGTCTGCTCATCGCGGCCCGTCCGCGTAAGCTGATTGTTCCGCCGAACCTGATGTTCGTGGCTACCCGCCTGCTGGAGACAGAACTCCGCACAGCGACTGCCGACAACGACATCAACGCGATCAAGACCAATGGTACGATTCCGGAGGGTTACTCGGTCAACCACTACCTGACCGACACCGACTCGTACTACCTGATCACGGACGTTCCGAACGGCATGAAGCACTTCGTTCGTACCCCGATGTCTACATCTATGGATGGCGACTTCGACACGGGCAACGTCAGGTACAAGGCCCGAGAGAGGTATTCGTACGGCGTGTCGGACCCCCTTGGTATCTGGGGAAGCCCCGGCGCTTAATAGGCTCCCTACGAAAACATGCGGCTCGGATCTCGCGATCCGGGCCGTTTTTGTTTATGCGGTGTTATGGGTTATCATGGACCAAGGGAGTAGTTCGTGCCATACGCGGTTGACTTTTGCGGAATATATCGGATCGTGAACAAGGCGACCAACGAGTGTTATGTTGGTCAATCTCAGCGCGTGAAGAAAAGGCTAAGGGAGCACTTCAGGCTTTTAGAAGCTCAGAAGCATCCGAATTCAAGGCTGCAAAACTCATACAATAAATATGGCCCCAACTGCTTCTTTGGCGAAATGGAAGTCATTGTTGATGACCTTGAAGAGCTGGACAAGCTTGAAGAGGGGTTCATAAACGGTGACGCCAGATTCGACAGCCCGGTTGTGTTTAACGTGGCTAATTTTGCCAAGGCTCCCATGCGCGGCAAGTTCCATTCTGAGGAAACCCGTTGTAAAATAAGGGAAGCAAAGGCAAAGTCTGGTTTCGATTACAATTCACCGGAATGGCGGGCTCGGCTACGAGCTGGACAGCAAAGGCGGTTCCTTGAGGATCAGGGATTTCGACAGAAAGTCAAATTCATCCTTGAGAACAGCCACCTCACATACGCGGAACGCGCTAGGCGGCTTGGAGCCGACATAGGCTCGGTACGCAAACTATACCTCAAATACAAAGACAAGAAGGAACTCTTCCAATGTTGACTTCATTTTCCGGCCCCGTAAAGGTTTCTGAAACATTCACCGTGGCGACAGTGCCTGATGCAGCCATCAACACAGGTGGTCAGATCTATGTTTCCAACGGTCGCAACGGCGCTCCGATCATTGCCTTCTCGAACGGCTCTGCTTGGCTCCGCGTCGACACAGCGGGCGTCATTCAGGCCACGTAATAGGCGGGGCTTCGGCCCCGCTCACCCAATAGGAGGCTGAGCCATGACAACTACCTTTCTGGCCAAGGACCACCTGAATCACGCTATTCAGGCTCTAGCGCCATCAACGACACAGACGGTTGCCATTTCCGGCACAAGCGCGGCCACAAGCAATGCGCTTAGCAAGGAAACTGTCGTTATTCGTGTTGTGTCAACGACGAACTGCTTCATAAAAATCGGCACCAACACCCCAACAGCCACGACGGCTGATGTGCCGCTTATCTCTGGTGTTCCGGAATACTTCCGCGTTGAGGGCTACAAGACGCTTAAGGTCGCGGGCATTCAAATGAGCGCAAGCGGAACCCTCTATGTGACGGAAATGCTTTGATGCTGGGTCGTGCCGGGAAGTTAATGTCTGCGGTTTCTTCTGGCAGCCTCTTCGGGGCTGGCAGTGCTGCGGGCAGTCTTCTTGGCATTGAACCAGCGGGCATGGCGGTTGACTTCACGTCTGGCGCATCGGGCAATATGCTTGTTCGCCTGAACC